TACGAATATCCGTTTCATGGTCGTCTAGTCCATGCCATACAGGGCTGCTCACTCCACCATGCAGATAACCCTGCCAAAGACTTTCCCAGTGTCGGTCATTTTTAGGGTCAAAGTCTGTACGTGAAATTATAACCAAAACATCATGAAAATCCACTTTTTCTTCAAAAAGATCCCGGACACAGCGTGACAGACTCAGTCCAACTTTCATAATAATGTCTCCACAATATTCATCATTACAGCAGTAGATGTAATAGCAGAACCAATCATAATTGCTCTATCTGACCACTGCATTCCAACATAGATCCAACCAATGCCAGAAATTACATACGCTATTTGACCCGGCAATGTGAGCCCTGCTGAAATCAAGAACACACCAATTACAGCGAGAGCCATTGCACTCCACTTAACATACCAATCAGGGGTGCCTGTGGGTGTGGTAGGCTTGACACCATCGTACTCAGTCTGAAGTTCTTCTAACTCTTGTTTAAGACGTCGTTTTTCTTCAGCAAGTTCCATAGCAAGTTTGCTAGCCTTGCTCATGGTGCTTTTTTCGTACTTGTCCTTGGTCTCTTGCTTGACGTCAGACTCTAGTTTTTGTGCTTCTGGTGACTCTGGCATGTCTTCGGTTTTCATACTATTTTCTCAATACCCAAATCGGTAAAAGTCTGTTGTAACATCTCAATCTGTCGACGACAATCTTCTAACGCATGATGCGTTGTTTGTGGTCGAGCAAGTTCAGGATATAGACTATATACCGTTCTTGCATCACGTACCAAATAAAACTTCCACGGAATTGGCATATTATAACACTGATATGCATTTTATAGAATATTGACTTCAAATGTTGGATCATTGATCCACATAAAATCACTTTGCCATATTAGTGGAGATAGTTGAGATAATGCATCAGAAAGCGATATCCGATTATCATCTGAAAACGCTTCTTCTTTTGCAATAGGAGATTGATTCGCCCACCACTCTACAGTGTGTTCCTCAACATTACGAGTTTTTTGACTCTCAATGCTGATTCTTGCATAAAAATTACGCAATTCACTATAACTCCGCTTTTCAAACGGATTAAACTGCTGTGCTGCAATCGTAAGGATGCAAGCATCAGGGCTGACAGCCAGCGTTTCTATGTCTACCATTACATGCATAATGGTAACAATCTACTATACTTTTACGCAGTTGTCAACGTCGACGCATTTTTTTGTTGAGATTGCGTGCTATTCTACTGGCAGGATTTACACGCTTGGTCTTTTTGGATTTTCTGGCTTGTTTAACTTTCGTTCTTGCACGTGTTACTTTTGTTCGCTGAGCCTGTGCAATATCTAATGGTTTTGAACAATCACGCACATCAGGTACTGTTCTATTCTTTCTGGGGCCAGCCTCACACCGCCAAGCCATTTTGACTTGTCCTGTTCTTGGATTTCGCTTCCAAACCATACGGTGTTCGGTAATGATTTCATCAATTCGCATTTAGCCAATTACCCAAGTTAATGGTGCACTACCATCGACATAAAGTTTCAAATTATCAATTGCTTTGTCAATTTCCTGTTGACCTTCGGCTTTCATTGCTGAGCCATTTAATGCGGTACCGCCCTGTGGTCCAGCGATAGAGGCAAACTTCTCACGTGCCTCGCCGATAATAAGTTTAGCAACACCCGTGACACAATCTCTGAACCACTGAACAATTTGAAAATCACTTAATAATACGAACTCAGGCTTTAAGTTATATGTCCATAGCAATACTTGCTCGCCATTGCCACGTGGTGCACGAACCATAGTGAGTTTTTTGGTAACGCGGTTATAAGTGTAGTTAATGAATCCACCAAACATTCTAGCGGCTAGTTCTACGTACTGAGTGTAATAATCATATGTGGCTAGACCACCAGATGCGTTAAATGTTAGTAGATATGTGTTGAGCGTCGCTGAACTAAATGGGTCAAAACTAGTGCTAAATGGTCCGGTAGAGTTACCAATGGTTCGTCGAAATACTTGCCTTACGGTTTGAACTTCTTGAGGAAGTGTGTAAGTGCTTTGGTACTCTTGCAACTCTAGGAACATATAACTTTCTTCAAAAGCATTCTCGGCTCGTTGCCGGTATATTCCTAGTGCTCTTTGATACGCTGCTTCTAGATGTTCTGGGTCCAATTCAACATCAACAATCTCATCGCCGAGCATGAGTCGAACATAATCAAATAAATCTTTTTTTAGTATGTCAAGTGTTTCTGGGTCTTGTTCAGCCATAATACTGGAATTCCTTGTCCAGTATTTATCGGGCAGACAACAATACTAAATTCTCGTTTCCTCTACCATTGAATTTAATTTCAGTGGCTTTAATATTTTTAAACCACGTTCTTGACTTTGGCACACTACACTTCTTAAATTCAGCCAACTGTTCTTTGGGTTTGCGAAGTGTTTTTTGGCAACTTGCTTTAGGGTCAAATCCCACAATAGAAGACCCTTTTACTGTAAATGTTTTCATCATTGGGTCCGGCACTACATGAATTACTTTACGCTTCTTAGTATCATATAGCCATGCTTCTGTTGCATCTACAAGTTTTGTTGGTGATACACTTTTTACATTAAGTTCAGCGAATTCTTTCAAATACTTAAACTTAGCCACACGTTTTTCGGGACTAATTGGCTTTTTCTTCCGTGGCGTTCGGGTGCTTTTCTTCAACTGAACATAACTGTTGCAGTCTGAAATAACTTGTTCAGCAAATTTAATCATATTACGAATATCAATTTTTCCGTAATTGCTATATCCCTCAGCAAGTTCTTCATCACTGCCACTTTGAACCGTCTGCAATTCACTCAAAACTTCCCGCCAATGATCCAAAATCAATGATATCTGTTGAGGAACAACATTGTGAGATTGCAAAACCTCGATAGGTTTATAGGTACCGCTCATTCTGGCACCATCTGCAATCATTTGATCAAATAGTCCTTCAATCTCGCCACCTGCTTCAAGTGCAATTTCTTTCAATCGATCTTGAATGTTGGGCTTCTTTTTTTCATCTGTTTCTTCTTCAATCTTTTTTTCTTTTTCTGCTTTTGCAGTGGTAATAACAGATTCTATAGCCTCTATCTCGTGACTGTTTAATTCAAACCCTCGTGTAGCCATTCTAGCCAACCATCCAGTTGCCAGAATAAAATTATCATTTGTCAAATTCCGGATGGATCGTGCATCTTGTTTTCGTTCATTTAGTTCAAGCCATTCAGTTAAACATTGTCGTGATTCTTTAACATCATGATTGTAATTGTACCAATTGAGTGCATCAATCACAGCCAAACGTCGTTCACTGTCCGACTCAAACTCAACTTCCCATGTTGGTTCAACACCTACATGTTTAGTCTCGCCTGATCTTGGTTTTAATACACGCTTTGTTTTCTGGGCTGCTGCCATTTTATGTTCCTTTTGGATTCAAATATATATACGCTTGTCTATTGTGATGAAATTTATTTTTATTTACTTTATCTATTAACATTATCACTGACCAATGTTGCTGTCAACTTGATGCTAGACATATTTTAAACAGATACAAATTTATAAACACTAATTAAAGTTTTGGAGAACGCTCAATGAAAAAAATATATTATTCTTGGGATGACATTGAACGGCAATGTCAAAGTATTGTAAACCAAATCGCACGAGATTCATGGTTGCCAGATTATATTGTTGGAATCACGAGAGGTGGCAATGTCCCTGCTACTGCAATTTCACATATGTTAAATGTCCGCTGCGAAGCATTAAAAGTTGCACTTCGTAACGGCAATGATTGTGAATCAAATCTCTGGATGGCGGAAGATGCATTTGGAGTAATATATGATGAAAACAATCATAACCGTCCAGATGATAGTGCTAGAAAAAACATTCTGATTATTGATGATATAAACGATACTGGTGATACGTTAAATTGGATTCAACAGGATTGGAAAAAATCTTGTTTCCCTAATGAAGAATACGCGTGGAACAGCGTTTGGAAAAATAATGTTCGCTTTGCTACACTTGTGCATAATACACCAAGTGTTTTTAATGCACTTTCTTATTATGCCACGGAAATAAACAAATCAGCAGATCCCTCTTGGATTGTGTTTCCGTGGGAATGCGTGGGTGAGTACCGCTGTTAAACTGTTTACTTACCAATAGTTTTTGATTCAAAGACCCGGGTATGAGTATCCGAACAACGAACAAAGGTAGCACACTTTGGAAGGTGTTTTAATTTTTCAGCACCAGCATACGTACAAGCCGACCTTATGCCACCAAGAATTTCCTGTACAACTTTTTTGACATCGCCTTTATAATCTACAAGAACTGTTCTACCCTCAGAAGAGCGGTAATCTTTAAGACCACCGAAGTGTTTGTCATTGGCAGTTTCTGAACTCATACCATAAAACTTAACAAACTTTCGTTCTTCAACCTTATGTCCAGTCCATGTCCATTCAGTTTGCCCATCTGCTAGAGTCCGCTGTTTCGCATCTAGTTCGCCAGTTTCAAAAAGACGGGTAATGACTTCGCCGCCACCTTGATCCGTACCTGCAAGCATCCCACCCAGCATTACAAAATCAGCACCTGCTGCAAAGGCTTTGGCAACATCTCCTGACGAAGTACAGCCACCATCAGCGATAATATGTCCACCTAAACCGTGTGCTGCGTCTGCACATTCGATAACAGCACTTAGTTGCGGATAGCCCACACCAGTTTGAATTCGGGTGGTGCAAACTGAACCGGGACCAATTCCTACTTTTACAATGTCAACACCATTAAGAATGAGTTCTTCGGTCATTTCACCAGTGACTACATTGCCCGCGATAATAACAACATGTGGGAATTGATTCCTAAAGTCTTTTACGAAATCAACAAAACGTTCAGAATATCCATTGGCTACATCTATGCACACATACTTTATATCTGTCTGCAGTCTGTCATACACTGCTTCAAAATGTATAAGGTCTTGGTCAGAAATGCCAATTGACACTGCTACATAGTCAGTAAGATAATCAGGACCGTTGTCAAAGAATTCAACTAATGCTTCTTCTGAATGAGTTTTTACAAGACAAGAAAATAATCCCATACTGGCTAGTTTTTCAGCAACAGCCATCGTACCTACCCCGTCCATATTAGACGCCATGATAGGAATGCCCCGGTAATGATATTCTTCCCAACTATTATGTTCAAATGCTGCTTCATAGTTTCTAAATGCGAACTTGCGTTCAAGTTCAACATTTTTCCTTGAACCCAACGTCGACCGTTTAGGCCGAATTAAAACATCAGAATAATCTAATTTGAGATCATTTTCCAAACGCATTGTGTGTATTTCCTCTTATTTCACGAACCAGAATATATAGCCAAATATTCTGTGTAAGCAGATTTATTCTATATTAAACATTATCACTCCTGATATGAGTTGTCAACTTGACGCTAAATACATTCAATGCCACGTTTATCGCTATATCGCCCAAATCGTACAAACGATTACAAATTCATTGACCGCCGTGCATCAGAGATGTACACAATAGGTGGTGCTGACTTATATCTTCACAAATATCTTGGTCCAAGTCAGAAAGAAGAATCTAATGACGCTACCCAACCTGCGTATAACGAGGCTGATCCAAGTTTTATCGAAGATGTCTTGCTATTAGAAAACCGAGACCGTGAATACGATCCAGACATCTATGTAATGCGGGGCGTGTATAATATACAAGATATAGATTTTGATCTTAGTCAGTTTGGCTTATTTCTGAATAATGACACACTTTTTATTACATTTCATTATAATAATATGATTGATACGCTCGGCAGAAAAATTATGGCTGGTGATGTCCTAGAAGCACCAAATTTGCGAGACTACCATCCACTTGATCCCAGTGGTGCCAAAGCACTGCCTAGATATTATGTTGTTCAAGATGCTGCATTCGCAGCCGAGGGTTTCTCACCAACGTGGCAACCACATCTGTGGCGTATAAAAGCGGTGCCAATGACCGGAAGCCAAGAATATAATGACATATTAAAAGAACCATTCGAACAAGATAATCAGTGGGATTCACAAAATTTTTATCCAGAAGGAAGCATTGTGGTGGACGGTGATACGTATTATCAAGCAAGCCAAGATGTTCCATCGGGAACTGAAATCGGCGATTCTGCATACTGGACAGAATATACCCCAGATACACTAAGTGAAAATATCACCACACTGTCTAAAGATTTGCAATTTAATCAGCAAATATTACAACAAGCCGAAGAAGAAGTGCCACTAAGTGGCTATGATACAACTAAATTTTATATTGTAGCCACCGATGATGAAGGACGCCCCGCTTCCCAAGAGGATTTACAGACTGATGATAGTACTATTGCCGTAGAAAAAACCACACCAAAATCAAATGGTTATACAATGGGCTATCTGACGGGTGACGGAATTCCACCAAATGGATTGCCAGTTACTCCGGGCACTTCGTTTCCTAATAACCCTAGTGAAGGTGATTATGCGTTACGATTAGATTACTTTCCAAACCGATTGTTTAGATATAGTGGTTCGCGGTGGGTTAAAGTAGAAGACAATATTCGCACAGACCTCACACCGGGTGCCAACAATGAGTCACTCTATAGTGGGTTTGT